TCATTCAAAACAAGCTGAATTTCTGCTCGCTTGTTTTCTGTTACCACTTTCTGCGTATGTTCGGCCGCTTTTTTTCTGGCTTCATTTAAAGCCTCTTGTGCAAGCAGGTTAGATTGTAGCTGCGCCCTTTCGTCAAACAACGCTGAGGCAGATGCAATGATTTCCGCTTTTTGATCATCTGTTAATTCAATGCCTTTAATCTTTGTTGCGTTAAGGATAAACAGTTCACGCTCAGATAATTGCAGCGCAGCCCGTTCTGCTTCCAGCTCCGACACCTTTGCCATGATGGCAAGAGACGCTTCATCATCAGCAGCAGTCATAGCCACAACTGCGTTAGTTGCGGTTGATGTACTGCCGCCCATTGCCGTTATTGCAATTTCAAGCTCAGATATTTCGCGCTCAAGATTCAAAGCCTCTGCGGAGTTCTCACCCATTGCACCAGTGATGTTCTGATGATTTGCGCGTGAAGATATAAGCCTGCCCTGCAAGTCATCTAAACTGCCTACATACGAGGACAATATTCTACTGTGGTTTTCTTCTGCTCTAGCCAGCGCAGCAGTTTCAGCCTCAAGTGCTTCTGTCTCCTGCCGGTTGTCGTACATCATCTTGCCCAGCACTGCCAGCGTTGATACAACACCGACAATAATGCCAACTGGACCGCCTAAGAGCGTCAAGGCAACACGCAAAGCACCTGCCGCAGTGGTTGCCACTGTCATGCCGGCTACTGTTGCAGACATCGCCCCAACAAGACCAACAACACCTTGTGCGGCAAACATTGACGCAGCAATACCGGCAACAGTTGCAACCGTATCAAGGTTCTCTGACAAGAAAACCAACGCCGCACCCGTTACACCCACAACACCTTTAACAGCCTCGCTGGAGCCAACAAACTCCATCATGTTGTTATTAGCGACAGTCATGTTCTGTTCAAAGGTTGATGACATCTTTGTAAATGTTGCATCAATCTCAGCAGAAGCCTGCTGCAATGCTGTCACTACAATCTCAGCAGTGATTCCACCTTCTGCCGCAAACTCTCGCAGCTCACCACGGGTCATTCGCAGAGAGTCGGCAATGGCCTGCATTAGTATCGGTGATTGCTCAGAAACGGAGTTAAATTCATCGCCACGCAGTGCGCCAGCCGCGAGGCCTTGAGAAAGCTGTGTTATCGCGTTTGATGCTTCTTGTGCGCTTGCCCCTGAGACAGCAAAGGATTTGTTAATAGTATCTGTCAGGTCAATTAACTCAGCCTGATCCAGATTCAGGTTGGCCGTTGCGCGTGAGAGCCTAGTGTAAAGCCCTGAGGTTGCCTCAAAACTTGATCGTGACTCGTTAGCAACTCGCATCAATACTGACTGCGTTTTAGACAGGTTTTCAGTTGTGCCTTGAACGGTTTTTAACTGGTTTGTCGCGTTTTGCCATGCGTCAGCATATTGGACGATTTGACGCACAACCATCGAGCCGCCGAGCGCGATTATTGCACTGCCAGCAGCCTTTGCAGCACTTGTTAAGCCGCCCGTGGTTTTGGTGAGTTTGTCAGTAGACTTGTCGGCATCACCGCTGGACGCAGCCAAGCCATCCAGCGATTTGCGACCTTTATCGACTTCGGAGCTGTCGACCTTAATTCGTAAAGTAACGTCAGTCACTATCAGCCCCCATAAATGCCAAGTCTATTCGTCTTAGAGCGATGCGCTCCCATAGCTCTAATTGTACCGCATAAAACCAGCAAAAATCCTGTACATCCTGAGCCGTCATTGCTTTGCGGGTTTTAGAGTCAATCAGGCTGCGTATCTGGCAATAATATTCCCAAAGATAGACCCCATGCTCTGGTGCAGGTACTGCGTCAGCAAGCTCATCGGGAACAATGCCTGTCTGGCGTTTTATGCTCTCCAAGTGTACCCGCAGTGCAATTCCATCTTCCTGTGGCGTTGCCAGCGTTATTTCTGATCGTGCATAATTTACAAGCCCTGCAATCAGGGCGTCATAAAATTTGCGTTGCTGTGTACCGCAGAATCAATCTGCTCCTTGACCCAAGGCAAACTTGTTGACTTATAAAGCTCAATTGCTGCGTCATACGAAAACGCCTGATCTTTGCCGTGAAAAAAGATTACTGGGTCGGCCTCAGTGCGCCAGCCCAAAGTTGACCGAGCCAAAAGCTGTGTGCCTCGTTCGTTTGCTTCGGTAACAATATCAATCTTTTCTTTTTTGTTAGCTGCAACCTTGATTGACTGGTTCGATACCTCGCGAACCGCAGCCTGGTATCTTTCAGAGTAGCGACCAACAACAGTGATAAAGATGCCAAGCCCCTGGCCATTTACAGGGTTCTTCAGCTCAACATCAACGCCCTCATTAGACTTTGTGCCAAGATCAAACTGATCTAGGCTTAAGTGTTTTTTGCTCATTGGTATATCCTCGCGGTTTGGTTTAATGCCCTTACCGCCCCGCCGCTAGTCCGCGAGGACCAGATGACGGGACGGCAGGTACTCGGTTAAGCAACAGCACTGTCCTGAATTGTGATCGTTGTTTCGTCAAAAGCCAGAGCAGCACCGCCGTCTACGTTCAGTCGCGCACTAAAAGGATAAGTACGCATAATTGCGTCCCCATCATCTGGTGAATCGCCAGTGATTCGGATTTTCGGTATTGAAAAGCCCATAAAGTCAGCAGCGTCAGTCTCATCAGCAGCAGCAGCCACAATCAGGCTGATCTCTGTTTCTGCATCGTAAAGAGCCGACAGGACTTGATCGCGCAGCATCGCCATAAACTGACCAGTCACCACAATCTGATTACGGAACACATCACCAGACTCGTTGCTTCCGATCTCTGCGCCTGTTGGTGCTGCGCCGTTGGCAATCTGTATATTCACAGCAGTCACAGGAATTGCAGTGCCATTGATGAAAATACGACCGTTAATCGAGGCAATGATGCCAGTCTGCGTTTCAGCAGTCGGAGCAGTCATTACCTGTGAGCCAGACAAGGCTCTTTTCAGGCCAGCCAGTGTTGCCGACATTGTTGCGTTGCCGCTTGCCGGCAGGTCAAAGGTTAATCCCGAAACAATCATGTCGCTAAACAGATCAGAGTCGGTCAGGTCAGAATAGTATTCCTCGACCTGTAAATAATCCTTTGTGTGGCCAGTCAATGGCGGTTTTGCTTTCTTGCCTGGCAGCGTGAAGGTAACAGAGTCACCAGACGTATCTGTTACAACAGCGTCACCGTTAAGGAAAACGCCGGTCATAACAGTTGCAGTCAGGCCAGTGATCAGGAAGTTCTTTCCGTTGTTAGCATCGCCAGGGGCTGCAAATCCCGTCCACCGCCCTACATCACCAACCTTTAAGCCAGCAGTCAAATACCCGCCTGATGCGTCTGTGAATGTACCCGCAGCGTCTGGGGTTACATCTGTGCCAGCAGCATAGGGCGTTGTGGCAGCAAATGCCGATTCCATCATTGCCTCAACCAGTATCTTGTAGGTTGATGATGACAGCTCACCAGTGATAGTGCCTGATGCTGATTTGAGACCATAGTTTTGACCGCTTGACTGATGGTCAGCACGGATCTCGTTGCTGCTGTACATGTCACGGGTTGCGGTAAAAATACTGGACGTTCTTCGCAGAATTTGCCCAGTAGCAGAGCCGGGTACGCCAAGCCCTGTTTGTTTGCGGATGGTGGTTTGTTTGGAAATCTTCTGAGCAATTGCCATGATGGCTTACCTCACGTTGGAATAAATGATCTGAATCTGATTTTCACCAGCACAGTATAACGGTTGTCTTCGATGCCTTTGGGTTCTATCTCAGGCGTTTCGGTGATGTTTACAGTGACCCCGCCACTGCTAACGGTTGACGCTCTTTCAAAGTTCGTGCGTATAAGCTCTGCTCTGGTCATCGCCGCTGACGATCCTGTGTTCATTGGGTACATCAAGCGCACTTGCATGTAGCCCAATTCCTGATGTGACCTGCCGATTTCTGCGTTGTCAGGTCTGGCAAATAACACATGACATTCTTGATACGGAACCGTAGCAGCAGGCGGTTTAAATGGCGCGTTCTCAAACGCCGTAGCAAGTGCTGGCGTGATGCCGTTAAGCCTTGCCTCCAGTGCTGCGCGAATAGATACCGTACTCATGCCTGTGCCACCGCCCTTGTAAATATCTCAGGTAACTCAAGTTCAATCCTGCCAACAATGCCTTGTGGTGCTTGCCTTGACCAACCGTCTTCAATTCTCTGGGCATAAGGCACATTGTTAGCAATGTAATGCACACCAGCCTTGCCATGTGCTGCGCCCATTATAGCAGCAAGAGTTTTATGCCCTGATGGATCAATATCATCAATATAACCCACTGGTGGCGAGTTAAAGCCATAAACCCAGTTTCTTCTGAACTGGCCGCCAGCGTAACCAGGTGGTGGCGGGTTTATCCAGTATGACGGATCACCGACTGGCGAATTAAAAATTGCCCTGTTAGCTGCCTCAACAACAACTCGCCGCACGACCTTTTCCATTGTCTTCGGCATTGTCTGCTTACACCACTTTGACATGTCAGAGGCAAAACTCACGACAGTCTCACATGCAATTCAAACAGCACATCTGTGCCAGCAGGGTTCGTTGGCTTAATCGAAACAACCGTAAACTGCTCACCTTGTATTGTGTAGATGTCAGTCAGTGCAACTGCTTCTGTTGCATCGAGCAATAGTTTCCTGTCATTGACTTCCACAAGATTGCCGCGAACATATTGCTCTGACGTTTTGCCGTAATTGAGCAAAGCACCTTTTCTAGTGCTAGTAGATGTTGTCGTTGTTGCCTCGCCTGTCGCTGGGTTATATGCGCCAACAGTCACTACTGTGCGCGTCACAGACTGCCCTGCTTGAGTCAGCAGGCTAGTCGATACCGCTTGCATGGCAACATAGTCAAAGCTCATTTTCGCACTACCTGGTTGCGAATGTTACCAAGCAAAGGAGCCAGCCGACCATCAACAGCAGGGAATCTTCGACCCTGAAAACTGTACTGGTCATATTCAACTTCAAGCACATCAACCTTCTGACGCTTTACAACCTGACCTTGCTCACCGTACAGCACACCTGTCAGCGTTGCGTAGGCAAGTTCAGCCTGTGCTGCTTTGACTTCCTCTGGCACTTCATTAGCTGGATAGTAAAGAAAGCCACCAATCACCTGTGCGCCGTTGCGGGTAATGAACTGGTAGTCAGCATACTCGACCCAGTTTCTCGGCCAGTCTAGTGATTGGGTTGTGCTTACCCGTTCGCCCTTAAATCTCATGCGGTACTTTTCAACCAGGTACTCAGCAGACTTAACCATTGCTGCTTTTTTCTCGCCTATGCTTAGGTTTCCCCAGACTTGGTTGCCGCGCCTTGCATGGTATTCGTTTGCGTAATCAATTGACGCATAGCTGACAGCGTCAGCCTTTGCAGTACCGTCCTCAACAATAAACCAGTCATCAGGTATTTCTACAGTTTCAGCACTAATGGCTGGCAATGAGTCGCCGCTGTTGTTGGTAGCTATAACCTGAACTCTAAGCGTGTAGCCTGTGTCGTTGGCAGTGATGATGTATTGGTTGTTTGTTGCGCCTTCAATATCAACGATGCTGTCGTTGACTCGCTGCCACTGGAAAGCAAAGCTCTGTGGATTCGGCGACCATGTGCCATTTGTTGTAGTCAGCGTATAACCGACCTCAACTGTGCCGCTGATGACAGGTAAAACGCTATTGACAGGAACAGGCATCAGATCACCTCCATCGACCCATGTTTGATTTGCAAACGGTAGTCGTTCAGCCTGCCAGTAAATGTTTCGCCCACTTCTTTGCCATCAACAGGCCGCACAACCTTTAGCATCACAGCATCACCGGATGGCTGTTCTACCTGCTCAACAACTTCTGCTGCTGTTTTACGCTTTGTCGGTTTTTTCATCAGGCACAATCTCCAGTGATTTATGCTTTATCTGCCGCCGCACTTCAAACTCTGGCAACGTCAGTATTGTTCCAATAGGCCATTCACAGCCGCGATAAGTAAATAATGATTTAACTCTAACCTTAACGCAGCCATCTCTTGCGTCACCTAGTATCTCAGGAATTGCAAATTTATCAAAATTCTCTGTTATTTCGTGCTTTGGGTACATTCCAATCAATGCCCCAGAGGCAACACGAACCTGACAACGCACCTCTGGCACAAAGAATCTGTGCATATCAATGATCTTTTTATCACCATTATAGCAATCATACCCTGCCATTATAACAGGATGCGCCCCCATTAGGTACGCCACCCAAACAGCCATGACTCCAGAGTTAAACATTCTCGGATAACCAGGCCACTTGTGAATCTGGTACTGACCCCAGTGCCACGGGGATATTACCGGCGCATCAGAGAACTGCCTTAGGAAATGCCGCATTTCACGTTTGTTTGCTGTGTGTATATTGTCCATGCAAACAATATAATCAACAGGCTTTAGCTTTGCCCCGTGATTGTTGACGCTTATCCAGATGTCTGCCTCGATGCCTTCAATATCCGATTGCAGAGTTTTGCCGCCACCCATCACGCAGATTCTTTTCCCAGCATGACGCATGATCAGGTCAGCCAGTGGAGCAGTTGGTTCAAAGTGCATTTTCTATGTCCCACGGTCTGGGCTTGCCGTGAAAGCAGACTACCTGAGCGTCTGCTGGCTTGCCATGACGTTTATAGCTGTACACCTTTGCTATGCGCTGCCATCGTTTTGCTAAGTGCAGGTGCTGGTTTAAATAGCCCTGATCACCGAGCGTTATATTCTGGCTGATGTGCTTGCCTGGTGATTTAATCCAGTGATCCCAAATTTTGTATCTTGTTTGCTCGGTAAGGTACATCAGGCCGGAACCAATCACATCAGGATTGCCAAAGTCAGTCAGCACACAATCGCCTTTTGGTATTTCAGGCATTTGGATGACCGTAGTATCAAGGTCAAAATAGAAAATGTCACCCTCAATATCTGGGCGAAACATTTCCATCTTGCACCACCATGACGGCCAGTTGTAGTGCATCGGTATGACAGGCACACCATGTATAAACACATCGGATATGCAAAACAGGTCAGGAACCATGCCGGCAAGCCGCCTCACATGCTCTGGTTTAAAGTCGCCGCCTGATTTAAGAACGCAAAGATTCATCAAACACCGCCAGCGTCAGGTCGCAGCCGTAGCGCGGATATTCTACGTTGATAACCTGATACGGTCTTTGGATCATCTCAGCGTATTCTGACAGCTCACGATTAAACACAGGCGGGTTGCCTGGTCTTCGCCATTGCCTGCCCATGATCTCGCCAATGACTATTCGATTGTACTTTTTCGCCAAGCCGATCACGTTTTCAATTTCGTAATCAGGCACATGTAGCAAAACAGTGTACGCAAGAAACGTATAGGCGTGATAAATATACCCTATGGCATGAGCATCGGTATATTGATAAGCCAGGTTGTTTAGCCTTGCTGCTTTGATTGCAGTATAGTTTATGTCGTAGCCAACATACTGATCAGGGTCAAAAGCAGGCGCAAGCCGGCCATCGCCGCAGCCAAACTCGAAAACAGAACCTTTGATTGCTTTTTGTAGTGCAGGAAACAGATTTACTTCGGGGAATCGTTCGCCCAGCGGAGTAATGTGCTGCAACTTTTCATTGCTCGCCCAATACTCCGCTGGAGTCACAATTAAGCAGCCTGACCCAGTGTCAACACGCCAGCAGTGTGCTTCACGCTGGTAGCGATCTTAGTCCAGTTGCTGCCAGTGCCAAGCTCTGCATCAGTGGGTGATGCAACAGACTTGCTCCAAGCGTAGCCCTTCAGACCCAGACCAAACGTGTAATCAGCCTGCATGGTAGTCTTGATGCGCTGACTGCCGTTGGAGGTTTCTACGTTGGTGACCAGGTCGCCAGCATCGTGAACTACAATGCCGCCCTGCGCCAGTGACAAAATCTTGATGTCATTGGTGGAAGTTGCAGGAGTTTCACGCAGTGCAGGAGCGTCAGTTACAACGATGCGCTTGCCCAGAATCTCGACAACGGTCACGTTGCCAGCTTGGAACAGCTCCGCACCATTTGTCAGGTTCTGACTGATCAGCTTGTGATACATAGTACCGTCCATCACATCGCACACCAGCAGTTGGCTGGAATCGCCAAACAGTGCGTGTGAGTTGTTGATGTCGCTGTAGGTCAGATCACGGCCAGTGCCGATATCATTCGTGACCGTTGCGCCGAGGTTTTCCATCGCAGCGATTGCTGATGCAATACCAGCGTTCAGCATGTCTTTTAACATTGCTTCTGCCATGTTGCGAGAGATAACTTCAACAGCAATAGTCGGGTTATCACCAACCCAACGCAGTTGTGAAGGTTCCCACTCAATAGGACCAAACCCGCCAGCAACCTTCGCAGTCACGTGTTCAAGCTGTGCAAGCTGAGTGCTTGATGCGCTGGTGTTGGTGGCGTAGCGATCTACACGGCGTTGTGCGCTGTGCAGGCTGGAGAACATTGACTTCAGGAAGAAATCGCCGTCAAAGCCTTGTGTTGACAACTGGATGCCGCCGTTGCTGGCTGCGTTGAATTTCTCGACCATTTGGGCAACAGTTTCAATTGTTGCTTCTCGGACGTACTCGTTAAACACTTTCATGTTGGTTAGAGCCATGATAATTACCTCTTAGGTTATGGCGTTAAGTCAGGGTATTTTGCGGCAAAGTATGCTGCTCGTTCTACTGGTGAGCCGTCTACCTTACCTTTAATTGAGGCAGCCCCGCCGCCATTACCACCAGTGGCTCCACCACCAGAGTTCGCAGGGGCTTGGACAAAGTGCTTGCCCTCATCTCCTGCTGCCCATTCCTTCACAAAGTCTGAAAGGGCTTTATCACCGATCTTGGCAATTCGCGCATCACCTTCAACAACGATTTGCACATTTTCCTTCAACATCGCCTGTACTGCTTTCAGGTGTGTTGGGTTTGTCACTCCGGCCTTAGACAGCTCTGCTGTTAGGCCGTTTTGTATCAAAAGCTGGCGAGTATACTTTGACTCTGAGTCTAGAGCATTTGTTGTCGCTTCAAAATTCTTGGTCAAATCTTTGTATTGCTTTTGCAGTGCTGCGTTATCAGTTTGTGCTTTTTCCAGCGCAGACTCTAAACGCTCAACCTCTGCTGGGTCAACGGACTTGCCGTTGCGCTCGTTTCTCTTTAAGTCTGCCAACAATTGCTTGTTATGGTTCTTCAAGCCTTCAGTAGCAGATGCAACCGCCTCGTCAATCATCGCCTGTATTTCTGGTGTTCTTTCCATCGTTTGACCCCTGGTCATGGCCTCTGGCCTTAGTTGTTTCTCTCTTTAAGCTGTGCAATCGTTAATGGCCTACCTCGACCATTGACTAAATCGTTCAGCGTTATCTCACCTTTACGATACATCTCTGCGCGACCTTTGCCAAGTATATCATCTTGACGATCTTGCGTCTGCCGTGATAGCCAGCCCTCAAATGTCAGTGAAGCCTTGACCTGACCTGTCTCTGACGCTCTTGTTCCACCAGGCTCACCATCTAAGACTACCGGAATCAATAAGCACCGGCAGTTAAAGTGCAGCGGGTAACTCGGCATTGGCGAACTGTGACCGCCGTATGGTTTGCCAGACTTCTCCCACTCTTTCCCATCTAGTGGCGCACAGACTAAACAAGTGCGCGAATCAAGCGTTGCAACAGCCCTATAACGCAGGACGATGTCATCATTGTCCTCCATTACCTTCATGCGAGCATCGTTGGCAATAGTCGCTGTCGATGTCTGCACCAGTGCTGCTGCGTTGCTGCGCGATACATCCATCACCTGACGCACACGATTTATGATCTGCGCGTTAGTCTCAGCCCCTGCAATACCTTGCCTGACTGCTGCTGCAAACTTAAATTGTACATCAGCAGACTGCTTTGCCCAAAATGCACCTTGTGTCGCGCCCTGAATAACAGCATCTGTTGCTATTTTATCCAAAACTGTTGCAGATGCCAAA